CTGTGCCTACTGCCCATCCATCTTGGTCATTCGTTACTCCACGGACATACCATAAACCGCCACAAGATTGTATATGTACTTGGTCACCAGCTGCTCCTTTAGAAGCTGCTAATGTTAATTGGTCATGAGAACTTCCATTGAAGTCAATACCAACATCACTAGTGCCTTCAACAGATACGATACTTCCAATAAAGTAATCTTTTCCGTCTTCAGCGTCAATATCCAAGTCTCCTGTTCCATTCGCAGCTTTCAAAAGGAATGTATATTCCAATCCATCTGAAGATGCAGAAGCAAGACTAGGAAGACTGACTGCAGCCGCTCCATTTGTCCCGCCTAGAATATGAACAGTAATACCACTATCTTGAGGTGCTAAGCTTACAGCAGTAGCTCCGTCAGTAGCAATGATTTTTCCAACTTTTCTAGCTAACTCAGGCCCTTCTTTTATCTGACCATACAAAGGAATTCTATTTTTAGGCATAACTCAACTCCTATTTCCACACAGCATGGGATTCAGGCATTGTGAATTCCATACCAGCTTCAGTTTGAATTAAGTCAACCCTTCGGTCTACTCCGCTGTTTTCCAATGTTTGCACACCAACATAAATAGCTGTATCTCTATTAAGACCATTACCAATAAGAGGTCTATACTTACAGTTGTTCAAGTTAACTGCCAGCATTTTCACATGAGTACCATCGAGGTGAACATTACGAGCCACATTCATAACTCCATAAGGAGTATAAATCTGAGTAATGTCTACACCAAAGACAGACTTTTTGTTTCCAATGCTAAAGTCAGCTCTACCTGCATGAGTATTAGAACCACCAGTAGTAGTCTCTTTGATATTAGCCATAAAATATCCACTTAGTTTATGCAACCAATTATAAACATCAGTTGTTACCATAAATAAAGTAGCACTTGCGTTGTTGTATCTTGGGTCAAGAAAACTGCTCATATCGTCAAGAAAATCATCTTGAGACTTCGTTCCAGAACCACCCATTCCAGAACCGCTGAAAATGTTACCATAACTGATACAAAAATCAACAGCTCCTTGTGTGTACTGGACATCATCTGTAGAGCTTTGAGCTCCAAACAGAAGTGATGTTTCGATATCCCATTTGTGTTCGATTAACTTTTCACGCCAGATTCGAGCAAACTCGTTTGGTTCATATTTAAGTACTGTTGCACGAGTGGTATTATCCATCGCTAATGCAGTTTTAAATATTTGAGTAAGTCCAAAACCGGTTGAGAAAGGTTGGTCTTTCCATGTTTCAGGGTAACCAGAGCCTTGTGAGTGAGCAGTTCCGATAACATATGACCTCTCGCCTTCTAGTGAAGTTGAGATTGCTTCATCATAGACCTGTGTATCAACATCATCACTTGACCATCCAGCTAAGAAGTCTGCACCACTTACGGTTGGTACTCTGATAACTGTACAGTCTATCTGTACACATTCACGAGAATCTTTAGTAAGACTATCGGTAACTGTATCTACTCTTACTAACATATGGTCAGCGACAGAGCCACCACCATCAGTTGTAGAAAGAGGAACTTTAACTAATTGTCCTGCTAAGAAAAAGCTAGGTCGAGTTCCAGAAGCTCCAACTGCAATTGCATTATTAGATTGACCATATACATTCTGAATATTTCCAGAACTTTTATAATCAGTCGCCATATACAATTTGACAGTATCGCCTGCTGACATTGAAGTAGGGGCAGCTCCATCATTATATGCTGTTAAATCAGCATCTCCACCAGTGCCACCAACTACTTGAGTATCGTCATTTTCTACCCAACCAGTTACATATGCGTATCGTTTATGATAAGACGGGCGTCTTTCTGTAAATTTAAATTCGGGGTCATCCGTTGGTTTCTTAGCTACTTTTGATACAAATCGAAAGAAAGGGTCTTGAGCGATTGCTAATTCAGAGACACGGTCTCCAAAATTATATTTTCGCCTAAGGTCACCAGTGTCTTTTGCAGTACCATCAGACCAAGTTGCAACATCAGAATAAGTTCCGAGTCCAAATACGTCAGCCATTTTATCACCTTTAACTTAAGGGTTATGGCTTAAAGTAATTTAATTAAATACTAAAAGCCTTTTCCAGTTCATGTTCAGAACCTAATAAGGCATCAAATATCTTATCGTCAGGAGACTTCTCGACCTGTGCTCCGCCTTTGCTGGCTAAAGAGCTTGGGATTTCTTGTACTTCACGCATTTTTTCTCGCATCTCATCCCTTGTTTTTGTGGCTATTTTATTATCACGATTCTTACGATTCATTAAATAGTAAATATCCTCAAGTTCGAGAGACTTAGATTTCGCAAAGTCTACAAACTGTGCCCACTCATCATCATTCAGCTCATGCTGTTGACGAAATGAGGCTTCTTTAGCTAACCTGTGATTTTCTGAGCGTTGCCCTTGTAAAGCTTTTCCAAGTCTACGTTGGACAATACCATCAATCGTTGCTCCAAGAACTTTTGCAGAATCAGATTCTGGGGTTCCGAAAGCATCTTCAGCGTCGAACACGAAATCTTCTGGAAGATTAAGTTGTTGTGCCATATTATCAGGTGTCTGACCGCCACCCTCAAAATAATTTCTCACATGAGTAATTAAATTGGGGTCGTCTCGCATAGCATCTAGGATTGGCATATAAGGTTCAAGCTCTTGGAGCTTTCCATTTAACCTTTTAGCTTCTCTACTAGAATCGCTATACCTTTTTTGCATTGTATCCACATCAACCACTTCTGGATTTGTTTCAACATGCTCTTGACCTTCACTAGGGCTCGAAAGTGTGTTATCACTTAAAGAATCCGAGGTTAGCTGCGAAGAATCGTCTAATATCCCACCATTAACACTCTCATCTAGAGCTGCGAAAAAGTCTCCGCCAGCTCCCATAACTGCGTCAATTGCTTGGGATTCTGGATTAGTATTCTCGTTTTCGGGGGCCATAACGGCGTTGCCTTGTTCTTGAGTCATACATTTTTCTCCATTTTATTAATTGTCATAAATTAAAAACTTTATTGCTAAAGTTACAACTATTCTTTTTCATTATTTTCTTTGTCTTGTTGTAAGTCATTTCTCATCTCATCTCTAAGTCTTTCAAACTCAACTTTCAACATTCCTTTTAATAATTTTTGCTGAGCTTGTGTATCTATAACGTCTTTTCTTATTTCGTTAGACGCTTGTCCAACTTGCATCTTGATACCTGCTTGTACTAATTGACGCTCTAATGTTTCAATAGTGCCATCTTTATCTTTAACGGCTTCTTGCATTGATTCTAATTGACCTTGAAGTTGTGAGTATAATGATTTTCTTTCAACAATTCCTTCTTTATTTCTTATATCGGTTTCTGCTATCATTGCGATATCATCAATCAACCCAGCTTGGAACCATCTAAAATATTCTTCTAATAATGCCCATCTATTTACAGGCATTGTAGCCCCAGATACTACTCTTACATCAAATCTTGCAGCTGCATAATCTTTAAATTTACCAATCGCTTCTCCATAATCATTATAAACTGGAATATTAATAGCAACTTCTTTTTCTTGGTCTGGGACTTGCCCTGCCTCAGGCTGTACAATTCTAAATACTTTTTCAATTGAATAATGTCTCTGAGCCATCATCTGAAAACATCTACCTAAATGTTCTAATGACGGTTCTACAATACTCCCCATCCATGCTTTTAATCTTCTAGTCCCAAATTCATCATTCGCAAGAAGACCTCTATATGTCTCAGGCTGCTCTTGTGTAAATCCCATCATCGCAGAAGGGACTCCACTAATATATTCCGCATCCGCCTTTCCTTCTTGAACTACAGAATAAAATGCATTATTAATTGGAGCGGGAAGAACAGGAGTAGGAGCCGCAAACCCTTGACGATATTTCAACAAAGCGCCAGGTGAAGATGAATATTGTTCCCACTCTTCTTCTGGGACAGAACCTTCTTCATACATCCATCTTAGATTAGAAGCTAAGTTTGCATTATGTAACATAATCTGATGAGCTTTATTAATCTCTTGTTGTTTACCAATTAAAGGAACAACTGCGCTCATTGGATATGGAGTTCCACTATACATATAAGAAATGGGTACAATAGGATATTCTTTAATACCGGGAATTACATATTCATATAAAAATACTTCATCCCCAACTGTACAAGTTAATACAATTCTATTCTCATGGAACTTTATCGCATCAACAATATTCTTTTTTGCATCACTATTCATTAATAATTGATAATCAGATTCACTCATTATTTGTTGAGTAATCGTAGTCGCAGCTTCTTGAGCTTCCGACATTAATTGAATTCTTTGTTCTTCTATTGCCTGAGCAGCCATCTTTTGAGCCTTTTCTAATTCCAGCTTTGCTCTCTCAGGTATCATCTCTCCAGCTTCTACAGCTTGTTGTAATTGTAATTCTTTTTCGATTATTCCTACTTCAATCTCTTTTTGAAATTCTTCTAATTTCTCATCTACTTGCTTTTGTATTAAATCTAATTCAGCAGGACTTGGTTTTACTCTTATATATACATTACGATAAGGAAATTTCTTTTTAGAATATGTTTCATAATATGCTACAATATCATCATCTTCAGCTTCAAGATTAACTCCCATTGTAACATCTTCTGGCTGAATTGTAAATGATTCTTCAGTATCTCTTTGTGAATAAGATACTACTTCATTACTACGAGCAACTTTTTTAATCTTAGCTGCATGTTCTGGTAACATATTCATTAAACTTGAACGAGAAAGATTCTTTCTGACTGTTATAAATGTTGCGTCTCTAAATAAGAAATCTCTACTTGCAGGGTCTACATATACATCATAAGGGTCAACTCTTTTAAAAACAACTTCTCCTAATCCATTATCTTCATCTCTATCTACATCTAATAGAAAATATCCAATACCCTTTGTAAGACTGTCTAATACTACTTGACTATATAATGATTTACCATTTGATAAATACCAACAATAGTCTGCTATATCAGAATGAACTTGCGCAGATTCTACATCATCACCAGTAGCTCCAACAGCCTTCCATCTTGGATTGTTAGCTGTAACAAAATACTTCATAATTTCTATAATAGGAGTTACTCTATTAATAGTAAATGTAGGCATCCCAGCTTCTTCTAAAGCATCAACTTCTCTTTTTGATAATTGTTCATTTAAATAAAAATCAAAACCTTTTTGACTAAGTGTTTGCCATCTTTGTCTATGACTATTATTTGCTTTCTCCCAAAGTTGTTTATTGGTTTGAGCTCTTTTCTTATTTGTCATTCTAGCCATTAATATCTCCCTAACTCTGGTAATTTACTTCTAATAATTTCTCTCGCAGGTGTTATATTCATAATATATTCTTCTGGAATATCTTGTAAAAATTCTACTTCTCTTGCGCCAGGTATTACCCTTCCACCCGAACCTTCAAATCTTCCATATTGTTGCCACATTGAACCCCATTTAGAATGTCTATCCATCCAATGTCTTGGCATATCAAATTCAATTATATCTCCTCGACCTCCAATAGGCTGATTAAAAAATATATCATCAGCATATCCAGCTCCTCCAACATGCCTTTCAGCCATTTTTGCAGCTTGCATACCTTCTGCATATCCACTTCCTATCAAAGGACTTTCAGTTGTATAAATACTTCCAGTGTGTTTTTCTCCCCCTTTTAACTTTCCACCTTGAATCATAGTCTTAGTAGGTTTTGTAACTCCTCTAAATAATTGTTTTCCAGCAGGCCTTCCTATTAGCAATGTAAGAGCATACATAACTGCATCTGTCTTTGCTTTACCAGAAGTTTGTGGAATTAATCCATATAAAGAACGGACATTCTTTTTTGAAGATTCATATTTACTTTCCCAATCATCTCCATATTTATCTTTAAAAAATTGCTCATCTACTCCCCAAAGATTTTCCTCAGCGTAATCACCTATCCTATCAGCTAAACTATCCCACATTGTTTTCTTCTGTTCTTTAGGAGGCATTTACTATCTTAACCACTTCTTTACAACTTCAACAAAATGCTCTGGGTCGCCCTTCCCTAGCTCGCTATTATAATATTTTTTCCAATAATCTGCTTGACCTTCTATACTATTAGGCATTTTCTTAGGAACTCTCCAATACTTTAAACGACAATGAATAATCCCTGCCGCTATATTCTTTTCTAATATATCTGCCCATACTTTTTCATCATAATTTTGCCAATGCTTTAAATCAACCATACTTGCTTCTGCGCATTTTCTCATAAGCTCAGGTCGATGCTTGAGATAGTGAGCTAAATTATCTACACATGTCGCTGGCTCTACTTGCCAAAAAGAGCGAGCAGGGCCTTCACCCATTTGTCTAATATACTCATATCTTGATTCTACTATTCCAGTTGCTAGAACTAAATCAACTGCGCTTTCACTTGCAAACTTTGCTCCCATCTTTTCACAAGTATCAGATATCAATGAACGCATTTGTTTTACACTAATCATATTAAGCCACTATCCAACTTTTTGCCTTCTTCTTTGGTTTGAACCATATCTTTTTCTCCTTATCTTTCTTCATATTTGGCGGAAACGAATGTATTTGAGAGTAATAAAGGCTCTCTATGGTATCGTCATGAGCCATTTTAGGGCCAAAAGTAATGATTTCGTTGATTAAATCAAACATATTTTTCCTCAAAAAGACCGTTCCTGTACTAAAACGAGCTGAAAGACCACTATAAATGCGGTTACGCTTGTTAGTTCCGCCCGGTTTCTCTGGAATTACTGATATATCGAACCTATTTAATCGTCTTCTTTCATCATTTAATGCCTGAAATATAGACCTATTCATAGCAACATCTTCTACTGTGGAGGATATACAATTATATTTTTGATGTAATTCTAGTATATAATCAACTACACCTTTCTTTCCTATAATCTCTCCTGTCTCTGGAGATTTACTTCCAATAGTAGGTACGCTTCTATGTCTTTCATATTCTAATACATATAATTCATTATTTGCATCAATAGCAATTACCATTATTACTGAGAAGTCAGCATGCTTAGTATCTATGTCTGTAGCTGGGTCGCATCCTATAAATGTATTAACAGGAATCTCATCTCCATCTTTAACAATATAGCTTACTCCATCCTCATATTTATAATACCCATCCCAATATCTTGTGTGTTGCCTTGTCCATACTGCGTCTTCATCACTCATTACTTCCATCATATATTCTTGGAAAAACTTTTGAGGTTGTCCAGAATCTTGATAGAATTTCTTTTTTTCTTTTAATTTCTTTTTACTAAAGAATGAAGGCCATAAAGTGGAATCATCATCAGTAACAGCTTTATATGTAATTACATTCCAAGCAAAATCTTTATTTTCTTTTTTAGCTTTCGCATGACTTGTAAGAAGATTGTTAATAAAGGAATCATAATGTACGGGAGTACCATTAACACGCAACCGACCAGTGTGAGGCTCAAGAGCGGGATAAACAACAGCAGTGACAAGGTTCGCATTTTTATCTCTTGCTTCTCTTGTAATTGTGTTTGCTTCATGTTCAAAGTCATCCAATACTATCAAATCATATCTTTTATGTAGTTTTGCTCCACCACGAATACCAGATACATTTGATTTACTAATTAATTTACATCCATTTGTCAATTCTACATCTTCCTCTGTCCACTTAGACCCTCTCATACTACCAAAATAATACTTTATTTTATCGTTAAATTCAATATGATGTTTAATATAATCCATATTTCCTACTGATAACTTCTGAGTAGCTGATACCCATGCATAGAATAGAAAATCATCTTTTGAACAAAAAACAAAATCTTTTAATATAGATGCTTTAGTTAAAACAGTCTTGCCATGTCCTCTAGGAATAATAATTGCTACTTGCTTTATATTCTTATTATCTATAACATCAGCAATTTCGTAATGAAAGAAAGGAGTTTCACTTCGCATAAAATCATCTGATAAAAATAATTTTCCAAATGATATTAAGTCTTTATTTGCAAGTCTTAAAGCTTCTTCAGCTTCACTTACATTCTGACTATTTATATTCATCTAAAAAGCAACTGTACCTCTTATAACAGGAGCAGTAGTTATTACATCTACTAATGTTCTTAATCCTGCTTGTGCCATCTGTTCTCTTTGAGGTCTATATGGATAAAACTTTTTCAATCC